CGGGGACAGGAGAGATGATTGACCTAAGTAGATATACACAGGACACGCTTGAGTACTTTGTTGATGGCTTTGACAAGGCACGCAAGGCTGGTATATTTCTACCGAACCTACAATCGTGCAGTTACTGCGGACTAAAGCAGCACTGCCAATTCACAAAGGAATAATAAATGGCAACAGAAGACTGGAAGTTGCAAGTCTCTTACAAGACTAGCAATGGAGATATGATTAACGTTCGTGCCAATACGGCAGATGAACTATCAGTACTGCTTGAAGGTGTATCAGATTACTCTACACAGATTGCAGCAACAGCACGTATGCTTAATGGTGCAGCAGTGGTATCCCCTTTGGCGACCACTATTTCAACTCCCGCCACCGCGCCAGAGAGTACCTTCGCACCCTTCCAGGGTCAGGTTCCATCCGCTACGGGACCGACGTGTACACACGGGGCACGCAAGTTCCTATCGGGAGTCTCGAAAAAGAACGGCAAGCCTTACGCGATGTGGGTTTGCCCTCAACCTCAGGGAATGGACCAATGCTCACCAGTCAACGGCTAGACCTTGACATCTAAATAAGAATTGGTAGAGGGGTAGTCAGACGGGGAAGGTGATTGCTCCTCTACCAACTTAAGACGGGAGAACAAATGAGAACTTTAGTAAGAAGTGTAGGCAGAGCAGACATTGGCGGAGAACCATTGCCCTCTGTATTTAGAGCGTTCGATAGCAATAAAATTATTATTCGCAGAGCAGAAGTAACTATGCTCGCTGGCACTCCAGGTGTCGGAAAGTCCACTCTAGCACTGGCTTTAGCACTTAAGACGCGAGTTCCTTGTCTGTATATTTCTGCAGATACCAACGCACACACTATGGCTATGCGTCTTGCATCAATGATTAGCGGTAAGAATCAGACTGACGTTGAGTACTTAATGAATAAAGATACTGGCTGGACCAAAGCGATACTACAGAAGAGTAGTCATATTGTCTGGTCATTTGAATCTTCACCTAGTCTTCAAGATATTGATGAAGAGGTGCAAGCATTTGAGGAACTGTGGGGCTGTCCTCCTACAGCAATCTATGTAGATAACTTGATGGACATTGCAACTGATGGAGGAGAAGAGTTTGCCTCTATGCGTGCCATTATGAAGGAGTTGAAATATCTTGCTCGTGCGACTAACGCTGCTATTGTTGTTTTACATCATACTTCTGAGGCTGTGCCTGGTAACCCTTGCCAACCTCGTTCTGCCCTCCAAGGTAAGGTGGCACAACTTCCTGCACTTATCTGCACTCTGGGTGTTGTCGGTACTTCTATGGCTGTGGCCCCTGTAAAGAATAGATATGGGCGTGCCGATGCCAACGCAAACCTAACTTGTTGGCTATCATTTAACCCTGAGTATATGTATATCGAAGATATGCCAGAGAATGGATAAGAGATGTTAAGAGAAGAAGAAGACGACCTCACGCAAGAGATGCGTCAACTTGTAATGCAAAAAGTTAATGAAGAGTTAGTAAAGTTTATTAATAAAATAGAAGAAGCCAAGCCACCCATTACAGATGAGTGGAGCGAAGGCGTTAACGTTGGTATGAACTGGGCTATTCGTATCCTGAAAAAGGATAAGAGCGCATACTAAATGTGGGTTTATTCCTTAAGTCCGAATGAGGAAGCAACTGTAGTTGAGGTTGGATACCAACGACAGAAGCCATACTTCGGTGACCCTATTCGTAATATCAATTACTCTGAGGGAGACTTATGGGAAATGTGGCAACACGTGGTGTGTGCTGGTTCAGAGTTAGCATTCGCTCGAATGGTTGGCAAGAAAGATTTTATTCCACACTATAACAAATGGAAATCTGAATTAGATATACCTGATTTGGGTGAGGTTAGATATTCTTTTCCTCCAATAAGAGGGCTTCGTTATACAACAAGAGATGAAGATAGTTTAATTTATGTTCTAACTACTGGCGGTCTATGCAACAAGGAAAGGCGTGTCGGCCCAGACTGGAAGGGACCAGAGTACGCTGCAGTTGGTTGGATGTATGGCAAAGATTGCAAGAAAGATGAATGGAAGTATAATGAAAAGACTTGGTATGTTCCAATAGAAAGTCTTAATGAAATGGAGACACTACCAAATGGCATCACAGTCGCGCAAGCATAGAGGCTACCGCAGTCAGAAAGTTTTGGCTGAGTTTTTAGCGGTCAATGGTTTCCCATATGCGGAGTCTACTGGTGCTGGGCGTAGTGGTTCTGATGTTACTGGTACAGTAGGTATTGACTGGGAAGTAAAGGCCCGCACAGGATTTAATCCCGCTGCTGCTATCGCGCAATTGAAGGACAGAAGTAACAACAAAGACCTTGGTGTTGTAGTCTTAAGACTTAACGGACAGGGTGAGAAAAGTGTAGGCGATTGGGTTTGCCTACTGAGACTGGAGGACGCTGTGAATTTATTAAGAGAGGCTGGGTACGGTGATAGAAAATGACCTTCCAAGTATTAGAACAATCCTTGAACACTATGGAGCGAGAATTAGAAGCACTCACGGACAGGTCAACTTACGTTGTCCATTCCACTCTGACACACACCAGTCGGCAAGTGCGAACCTCGACAAGAACATCTTCATTTGTTTCGCTTGTGGAATGCAAGGTAACAGTATCCAAATCGTATGTCACAAGGAAGGGTTAAGATTCAATGAAGCAAAGCATTTCGCAGAAGGAATTACTGGAGAAGGCGACCCACAGGTACGCGGGAAACATCTCTCTGGCTCAAGACTACCTCGCAAGTCGGGGAATACCGCTGGAAGTAGCACGTCTGGCACAATTCGGCGTAGTCGTGGAGCCTGAAGCAGGACACGAAGCGATGCTGGGTAGGTTATCTATCCCTTACATTACAAAGACTGGCGTTGTTGATTTAAGATTTCGTGCATTAAACCCTGCAGTTGAACCTAAGTATATGGGTTTGACTGGAGCAGAAACCAGAATGTATAACGTGCTTGATGTCGAACGTGCAGGTGATTACATTGGCATATGCGAAGGAGAGATTGACACACTTACTTTATCTGGCATAGTGGGAATCCCTTGTGTTGGTGTGCCAGGTGCGAACAGTTGGAAGAAGCATTACACCAGATTGTTAGCGGACTTTGAAAGAGTATTTATATTTGCTGATGGCGACCAACCTGGAATGGAATTTGCTCGCAGTTTAGCCAGAGAATTACCAGTTACAATCATCCAACTACCTGACGGCACAGACGTGAACTCTATGTATGTGCAGGAAGGCTCTCAATACTTCCACCAGAAGGTGGGTACAAGTGAACTTTGAAGATGAACCCCCTCACAATTATTGCAATGAATGTGATGTGCAATTTGAGGATTCATTTCAACTCATTGACCACGTATTAGAGGACGATGATGAGTTTGACCCTTACTTGGTGCTACCAAATGGGATTAAGTTATTGCTCGGCTCGTTACTGAGGTACATATTTGCACACTCTGAAGAACCAGATAAGATAAAAGTTATAACTCAATCAACCTATGTGACATTGTTCGCTGCTGAGAATGGGTACGACCCATTGGAAGAGTTGATTGAAGAGATGGTGATTAAGTTAGAGTTACAGAACTTTGATGAAAACTTTAAGAAATTTATGGAAGAGGAAGATACTAATGGAGAAGGCGGAGCGTGAAGAGATATGGCAGATTATAACCCATCTGGTAGACCAAGGGCTGAACGTGAAGAGTTACACAATAGAAGGCCAAACCTTGAACGTTCTCCTAGCGATTCCGATTTTGAGCAAGCGGTAAGGGACACGATGAAAGAACTCGGCGACCTGCTGATAAGCAAGCACCACGACTACGGCCCAAAGAATATCTCTGACTCACCAGGTGGCCCGTTGAATGGACTGCGTGTACGTATGCACGACAAGACTGCACGGATTAACAACCTGATTGACAATGGTGGCACAGCACAGCACGAACCCTTAGAAGATTCCTTCAAAGACCTAGCAAACTATGGTATAATTGCCCTGTTAGTATTGCGAGGAAAGTGGGATAGATGAAAGAACAGGAACTTTTTGACTGGCTTAAGACAGAAAAGTTCCCCGACCTTGTTCACTCCCCAGAAATCTTTGATGGCTTTGACTGCACTTCGGCAGAGCATAAGATGTTTATTGAACTCAAGTCAAGGAAGACGCACTACTCTGAACTTTTAATTGAGAAGGCTAAGTATGATTTTCTCCTTGAAGAAGCAAGCAAACTAGAGTACGAACCTTGGTATATTAACCATACGCCTGAGGGTATCTGGGCTTTCTGTCTTAAGAAACAACCAGAGATAACTTGGACTGAGAAGTGGTTACCATTGACGACTGAGTTTGCTAATAAGAATAATAAGATGAAGGTTGTTGGCTTCCTCCCTGTAGATAACGGAGTGAAAATTAAATGATTGAATGGGAACGCATTGAACCTTGGCAGTATGTAGTTGATACTGTTGCAAAAGAATATAAGAAGCGTTTTCAGATGGTGGATATTGAAGACATTCGCCAGACTTTGTATGAGTGGTTTGCTGGGCACCCTAATAAACTTACTAACTGGGAAGAGATGGGTACTCGTAGTGCGAAGAACCTTATCTATCGCAGTCTGCGTAACCAAGCCCTCGACTATTGCCAAGAGTGGAAGGCTAACTCGTCAGGCTATGAGTCAAGCGATTTGTTTTATTATGAATCAGACTTGGTTGAAGCGTTGCTTCCTTCTGTCTTAAGAGGTGAAAAGAATATCACCCATAAGTTAGACCTTGGCAGGATTAGTGGTGGCTCTGCGCCCTCTGAAGGTGGTAACCTGCAAGCAATGATGATTGAGGTTGAGGCTGCTTACAACAAGTTGGCTAAGGAAGATAAGCAAGTACTGTTCCTTCGTTACGCTGAGTCAATGGACTATGAAACAATCGGTAAAGAGTTAGACCTTGGTACTGAAGACGCTGTTCGTATGCGTAACAATAGAATCTTACGCCGATTGATTCAAAAGATTGGTGGCTTTAAACCATTCTACGATACTGATGATGTGCCAGTAGCCTCTGAAGAATCTTCTTTAGAGTCATAGTTAATCTCCGCTGGGTCTACCCATAAATCTTCTGGGTAATCCTTATCTAACTCTGCGTGATGTAACTCGATAACTTCTTTCCAACTTTGTATTGTATTCATTCTATCCTCCTGTTGAGTAGAAACCTGTACCATTAAATTTAACTGCTGGTGCTGACCATACACGACTCATTGTGCTTTGGCAACAGATAGGTTCGGTGCTGTCGCCATACGCCCTCTGTATCTCCTGAGTCCCGCCACATTGGTTGCACTTATATTCATATGTTGGCATTATATTTCTCCATCTATTGGTGTTGGTGCTGTACTGATTGAGCCACAGTCCTTGCACTTCTGTCTTAAGTCATACCAACCAATTGTTCTATCCTCTTGTTCCCACATCACAGTAATTTCAAACATTAAACAACCGCAGATACAGGCCATAGTTGGTTCTCCAGTTAAGTCGAACATTTAATACCAGTTCCTGCGTTGAGAATGTTTCCACGCTTTGCAAGGTGTGTCATAACGGTGCTCGATATAGCGGTAGGCTCTGAGTATCTGTATTGCTGGGTCTTTGCTTTTCTCATTGAGCATTTGCGCTATACCGAAGGCACTACTTCCCTGCATATTCTTGGCTAAATGGTCGAACCTGCTTTCTTTAGTGAAGAGCAAGGTAATACATTTGCGCTGTGTCTTATCCCAATTCCAACCGACTTGGGCGAAGCGCATAGCAAGAGCCCTGTTCTGCTGCTTGTCTTCCCACGTTGCTTTAGTCTTAAGACGTGGCTTTATCACCACATCTACCGTAACTGTGTGGGTTATTGGGGCAAGGGAGGCAAGTAGAACAAGTCCAATGACCACGATTACTCGTTTTTTCATACACTAATTCTAGCAATTATCTTTCTGACATCACGTCTATGACGCTGCTCGTGTCGCACAGAATTATGTTTGTAGCCAAGGCCAGCCAATAACGCACGCTCGCCAGTCAATAGCCCGCCCCATACTGAGCCCACTCCACCGACACTTATAACATTTTCTTTCTCTAATCCTTGCTGTAAACATTGGGATTTAACTGGGCAGTCGTGGCAGATTTCAATTGCTTCTACACTTCTTAAGACGTGAAGTCTTTGCTCATCTACCAGCGTTGAGTTTTCGTAATGCCATAAGTCTGGGTCTGGATGTCCGTTGCAGAGTGCTTCTGCGTGCCACGTGCGGTTCATTTGACCTCGCTTAGGTGTACGACTGGCAGTACTGAGACAGCCTTGCCGTAGTCAATGTCTTCAAACTGAATGACCGAATAACTTTGCCGTTCATACAGCCATTCATCTTGCTTTTCTGCCTTAAGACTGTCCCAATTCTTTGGAAGGTCTTGGTCTTCAATGAACACGTTGATTACCCGCGTGCCTTTGATTTCATAACTGACTCTAAATTGTTTCATTGAAAAATCAACCCCCTAATTTCTTGGTTGTCTTCACAACCCTGGCAGACACTCTGTCCGTCCGAATCCTTGCCCCCACCACATCTATCACACTCATCTTCTGGGTCGTTTTCTAATTTTTCGACGTCATACCACATAGCACCTAAGTGCCCGTATATCTTTTTCATTTCTTCTCGTGCCTTAAGACCTAACTGAATGGCCTCTGCTTCATCTGTTGCGTCGTACTTGCCTTCGTCTACTATAACTCCGACTTGAATATAAAAGTTTGGCATTGTTTCCCTCCTCTATCCGTAAATTACTTTGCCGAACATTGCAACCTGCATAACTGCGTCTGCACATATGCAATCATATTTATCGAAATCAAACAAGTCCATATAGACCTGTTGATTAGCAATTGGTAGGGCCTTGGCTAAATCTTCAATACCAATAATCTTTGTAACCATACTTCCATCTTCGTCCTCGCCTGTGACTTCAATCTGACCGACAGTTTCCCAGTCAGCCTCTCCCACATACTCGGCCTCTGTAAAGTGGTCGCCAAAAGAGAATGGGCTAGAACCGAATACAGTACTCCATAATTCTTTTTCATCTACCTCGAACTCAATCTTAATCATTTGTATTCTCCTGTCTTAAGACACTCCTGTGCCGTGCCCCAACAATATCCTTCGCCACCTACATACCAAATATGGTTAATGAATTCATACCCTGCCCAGAGAAGTAGCAAGGTAAATGTGATTAGCGAGAAGAACATAAAGGCTTCGCCCCTTGGTGTTAGTTTCATAATAGTACCCCCATTATTTTTCCAGTTTTAATTGCATTGGCTGTGTCACAATCGTCACACAACCACTTATCTTTGTCAAGTTTATTCCACCATTGTGGCGTGTTTATTTCCCAACCGCATTGGTTACATATGCATTTCATTTTTATAAACCTCTTTCTGTGCGGGTAAGCATTCGACGCACCAAGCAAAATAGTGCCAGCGAACGTTGCCTTCTTTGTCAGCCCAAACAATATCGTCTTCATCAAAATCATCCAAGCATTTGTAACACGTGTACATTTGTGGCGTTACTTGCCTAGTTGCAAATGAGGCTAGAAAGGTTGCGCTATCTATGAGCGACGCCCAGTCCACGCTCTCGGAACTATCTTCCATCTTTATTCTCCTGTCTTAAGTGGTAATTGTGTGCTTACTTTTTCGCCTAGATATACATTGCTTGGGTCCCGCAATAATTCTGCTGCGGTTTGTAAATCGTAAAGCCCTCTGAACTTGCGCCCATAAGGGTCGGTCCCTTCGATGATGTGCAACATTTACTTTCCTGTCTTAAGTCGTAATTTATTTTGGATTACTTTTCTTGCCTTATAAAGAACACCCGCGAGGACCATAAGTCCAAGCAATTCCCAATCTATTGACACGTAAGCCCAATCTATTGAGAACATAAAGCCGTATTTGTCTAGTTCTATTTTCATTTTTATTCTCCTCCTGTCGGCGGGCTACCTTGCTCCGCTTCGACGTGCCCCGCTAGTGTCTCGCACACTTCGCCCCCTGTCAAGGGTGCGGGGCTGTCTATTTCTAGACTTTTCTTTTCTGTCTTAAGACTTACTCGGCCTCTGATTTGTCGAATAAGTACCCGCCCATTGCCACCCCTAAATTTGTGCGGATAACTAAGGTCCCGTACATATCCTCATAAACATCAGCGTTTGGCATATTTTCAATGACCCATTCTTTTAGGTCTTGGATTGTGTCTATCTCCTGTAAGCGCATTACTTCGCCCCTTTCTCGGCTATCATTTGGCCCGTTCTAATCCCTGCTATAAGGTTTCTTAGGGTGCGCTCTGCCTCGGCCTTAGTGCCTCCTAGGTAATCGCTAAACCCGCGAGGCTCCCAATGTCCTGAGCCGTATTTGCTCCCGCCTGTGAAGAAGATTCTATAAGCCCGCCCGTAGGTCTTGCTTCCCTCTTCTAAGGCTAGGTGAGGGCGTTTCATTGACTCGTAAACATCCTCGACATTTTCGCCCTCGAATAGTGGTTTCACCAACTCTTCAAGTACTGCCACCAATCGGTGCAAGTCTTCCATCTTTGTTTGCATTTTTTTCTCCTGTCTTAAGACGTGGCCTTGTTGCCCTGTCTCGTGCCTTGCTAGGTCGTGAACCTGTGCCGACTATATCGGGGCAAGGCGGGCCTGTCTAGGCCTTGAAGTTAATGTCTACTATTTCAACCTTGGCGACGTGCTCAATGTCCAAGGTCCCTTGAATTACGGCGTTAATCTTCTCCCAGCCCCAAGCCTCATAAGCGGGGAAGGATACGTGCCCGTCTTTACCTGTAACTTTTAGCGCGATTCCTGTTGGTTGTGACATTTTCTTTTCTCCTGTCTTAAGTCATAAGGCGAGAATTTCCCGCCTTACCGCGCCCCCGCTAGGTCTTGAACCTGCGCCCGCTTTAGGTGCGGGGGCTGTCCTTTCTAGTCTCTGGCCTCGAAGTCGTGATGGCAATTCTGGCACCTTGGGGCGCACATTTCAAGCACTTTTTTACTTAGGCGAATCTTCCCGCCACATCCACACTCGGCCACGAGGTTGTTCTTGTCGCGCCCTTTCTTGCCTTGTGCGGATTCTGTGTCGGCTGTGAGGGCTAGGCCAGCCTCAATGAGTGCCAAGGCCTCGCTCCATCGCTCCGCGCACTCGTCGCTCACTTCTGTGTTGCTCCACCCGATACGCTTGGCCTGTGTGATTGTGAGGCCTAGGGCCTCGGCTGTGGCCTTAAATTTCTTGTTGTGGTACCCGTCACCGCTCACACCTTGGATTCCATTCTGTAGGTCTAGGCTGTGCGCTGTCTCGTGTAGAAGTGTGCCAAGGATAGCGCGGGCCCCGCGTGTGAAATATTCTGCCGATACCATAATCTCGTGAAATGAATCCTCACCAGATACCCAAGGGCGGGCGTGTGTGAAGTGTCCCATCGTGTTGCCTGTCTTGCGTGTGACGAGAATGGTGGCGCGGGGTGCGCCTGTCTTTTCTTGGATGAGGGCGTGTGCAGATTCTAGGGCCTCGGTAATTATTGAGAGGTTTTCTGTCTTCTTGGTTGTTGTTTGCATTTCTTTCTTCTCCTGTCTTCACGTGTATTTCACGCTTATGTCTTAAGGGTAATGGATGGAATTCCAAGAGTCAAGCCTATTTGGGGTGTGTTTCGCGTCACACTCTGGCCCTCTGTCTTCCCCTTAATGGTTGAAGTTTCAACTATTCTTGGCCCGATATATCCCCCCCCAAATCTACAGGGCAGACAGTCACCCCAAGCATAAACGGGTCTACGGTCTCAATCCTTGCCCAAATATTCCACATTGCTAAAACTCTTCCGACTTTAAAATAGGTTTGAGTCTTAAGAAGTAAGGCCTAGAAATAAGAGTAACCCTCAGGTTGAGGTTGAGAGTCTAGGGCACACGAAAACCTGCGAGGGTTTGAGGGGGCATTGATTAAATCTGTCGCTATTATATTATATATGGTCAGGTAATAAATATCTGTTATATTGTTACCCCCCTTCTGAACTGGGGTTTATCCCCAGAGGGCAACTTTTTACTACTTAAGTAATAAATCTTGCGAACCTTACGTTCGCTTTTACGATTTGAACGGGTCTTCTATAGATGTAAAGATTAAATATAATCTTTAACGGAGTTGTCTCCGTTTGCTCTACGACAACTCCTTAATATATATAATATATATAACAACTTTAGAATTTATGGGATAGGTCTACCGTTAATTGGGTAGTGTTAATATACCGATTGGAAGACTATGGGACGCAAGCCAGGAATCCAAAATATACCGAAGAAGGAAGCCCAGGAGAAGGTACTTATCCAACTCAGCCAAGGGGCAACTATTATCTCGGCTATGGCTGGGGTAGGCCGAAATGACGTTACCTTCCGACAGTGGGTGATGGCAGACCCTGAGTTCAAGGAGCGAGCCGAGAAAGCCCGCCTTGAAGGCAAAGGCATCAAAGCAGACCTTGCCGACTTAAAGGATATTTCCTTCCCCGACTTTTGTGAGCAGTTCCTAGACTCCAAGTTGTTCCCCCACCAGTTGAACTGGATGGATATGATAGAGGGCAGGGCCCCTAGGTGGCTACCAGCAGGTATGACCTACGAACCTGGCGAGGCTGACCGAGTACTTATCAACGTACCCCCAGAGCACGCCAAGTCCACAACTATCACCACCAACTACGTTTTGTACAAAATCGTCACCAACCCGAATCACCGAGTCATTATCGTCTCCAAGACCCAGGGTATGGCACGTAAGTTTCTGGGAGCCATCAAGACTAGACTCTCACACCCAGCCTACACCAAACTGCAAGTGGCCTTCGGCCCTAACGGCGGTTACAAGGCAGATGCTACCCAATGGTCTGCCGATATGATTTACCTAGGTACTGGTAGAGACTCAGGCGAAAAGGACCCTACGGTCCAAGCCCTAGGAATGGGTTCTCAGATTTATGGTGCACGTGCCGACTTGATTATTGTGGACGACGCTGTAATGGGTGCCAACGCTCACGAGTGGGAAAAGCAACTTGAGTGGCTTCAGAAAGAAGTTATCACTCGTCTTGGCAGACACGGCAAGTTAATTATTGTTGGAACCAGAGTGTCATCAATTGACCTCTACAAGATGCTGAGGGACCCTGGGCAGTGGTCGGGTGGGGTAACCCCCTTCACCTACTGCGCTATGCCAGCAGTCTTGGAATTTGATGAAGACCCGCTTAACTGGAAAACGCTATGGCCCGAAACGGACCAGCAAGAAAATGCAAAGGACGATGCATTACAAAATGGAAATTTTCCCAAGTGGGACGGACCTTCTCTCTTTAAGCGTCGCTCTCAGGTCAGTCCGTCAGTATGGGCTATGGTCTACCAGCAAGAAGACGTCCAAGAAGATTCCATCTTCTCACCAACCTGCGTTGCAGGAAGCGTCAACGGAATGCGTAAACGCGGACCTCTTAAGGCAGGGGTTGTAGGCCATCCGAAAAATACTGACAACGCTTACACCGTTATTGGCTTTGACCCTGCTATGGCAGGTGCTTCTGCTTTTGTGGCTGTTTCGTACAATCGAACAGACGGACGAATTTACGTTCTAGATTGCATCAATATGACAGAACCTACGCCAGCAAAGATTCAAGGCGTAATTGAAGAGTGGGTCGAGAAGTACCGCCCTCAGGAGTTCCGCGTAGAAATCAACGCACACCAGAAGGCATACTCTCTGGATGATAACTTAAGAAACTTTTTAGCCTCTTATGGCTGCCAGTTGAACTCACACTTCACTGGTAAGAACAAATGGGACACATCTTTTGGTGTGGCATCAATGGCAAGCCTTTTTGGTTCTGTCAGAGAGGGACGCTTTCAAGATAATAACTTGATTGAGTTGCCAAGCAATGAAGGCTCAGAGGGAATCAAAACCCTTATCCAGGAACTTATTACCTGGAAGCCAGATACCAAGAACCCTACCGACTGCGTAATGGCACTATGGTTTGCAGTCATTCGTGTACGCGAGTTAATGCAACAGAGTACAAGAGTTGGACAGTACCAAACGAATCGCTGGGCTACACGAGCACAAATGTCTAGTCGTGGCTCAATTAATTTAGATGAAGAGTTCGCCTCACAATGGGCGGAACAATACGGTTAGGATAACAATGGCATTATCAATTGAACAGATTGCAGCGAGAGTTGAATCTTTGCGCTATCGCAACTCAGAACGTGATGCCCGCAACCTTGACGTCCTTGCAGTACGTAAGGGTAAGATTGCAGAAGTTTATCCTGACTTCTTTCCAGACGGCGTTGATGCTAACGTAGTTGCCAACTTTATTGACATTGTTGCCCGTGACCTTTCTGAGGTTATGGCTCCGCTGCCAGCAGTAAACTGCTCTGCAGCAAATGCAACAAATGACCGTGCACGTAGTTTTGCTGATAAT